TAAATCGAAAGGAGTGGAGGTAACTAATTTTGTTTACTATGCACAGGTTGTAATATATCAAGCCTATATGGGTTTAACATCTAACCCTGCTTTATTTACGGTTATTAATAAGAATACGCAAGAGATATATTTTGAAAAAGTACCATTTAATGCTAAGGTGGCTCAGCGAGTATCTGATTCAGCAGTAAATATATTAAAAGCCGTTGAGAATAACGAGTTAATGCCTAGAGCGGCAGCGAAGAGTGATAATTTTATATGTAGATGGTGCGAGTTTAAAAACAAATGTTGGGATAATAAAAATGACGAAGGAAAAAAACAAACTGGACTTCAACCAAGTTGGGCATGAAGATTCTGTTAAGTTTGATATAAAAGGGTTTAAAGATCGGTCTAGGGGTTCTTTACAAAGAATATTTACTCATATGTTTCCTAATGGGAAATTAAGAGGTAATGAGTTTGTTGTTGGAGATTTAAATGGTGCTCCTGGGGATTCATGTTCTTTTAATTTAGAGAAAGATGGAGTTGGTAGTGAATTTAATGGAGGGCAATCCTTCAGTGACTTCATTGATGTCTGGCAAAAAGTTTATCATTGTAACTTTGCTGAATCTATTAGAGATATTTCTAATAAATTTGCTATACCTTTAGCATCTGAACCTATCAAAACAACAAAAACTTTATCGCAACAAAATACAATAGAATACAAATACTTAGATCGTAATGATGAATTAATATGTACGGTATTAAGATTAGAATCTGGCAATGGAGAGAAAACCTTTAGACCTCGTTTAGTTACAGGCGAATATAAAATGCCTGAGATTAGACCTCTTTATAATATCCCTAAAATTAAAAACGCTGATACAGTTGTTTTTGTTGAAGGCGAGAAGTGTGTTGATTATTTAGCGAAGAAAAACATTGTAGCTGCGAGTGCTATGGGGGGTGCCAATACTAATTTAGATAAAACAGATTGGAGTGTTCTTACAGGTAAACATTTAATTATATGGCCGGACAATGATGATGCTGGATTTAAATACGCAGAAAAATTATCTAATTATTTATTGCATTTATGTTCTTCTATTAGAGTTATAGATGTCCCAAAGGAAAAACAAAAAGGTTGGGATGCGGCAGATGCAATAGAAGAGAATTATGATATAGATGAATTACTAAGAACAGAAGGTTCTTCTCCCGTTAATTTATTAAATAACTCTTTATCAGTTAAGAATTTAGTTCAGGGTGAAGCTCCGTCTTATGAATATTTATTAGAGGCAACTTTACCAAAAGGCGTAGCTGGAATTTTAGCAGCGTCTGGAGATACAGGTAAAGGTCTTTTGACTTTAGACTTGGGTATGAAGATAGCATATGGTAATATCGGCATCGACACTGCCTTTGATGCTACAATAGTTAATAATGGCAATGTCGTCATTTTAACCGCAGAGGATGAAAAAGATGAAATACATAGACGAATTGAAAAACTGGACACTGAAGGTCGTAGATTTAGGGAAACAGGGTGTGAATTATATACTGTCCCTTTCCCAGACCACGGTGGAGTTACTCCTATCGTTGCAATCGAAAACGGTCGACCTGTTATCACAGATGAGTGGCGGCAGATTGAACGACAATTATTGCAAATGGATAATTTGGCTCTCGTTGTTGTTGATCCTCTTGCTAGTTTTGTTCTAGCAGATATCAACGCTGACCCTTCACATGGTGCATTCGTAACAGGATACTTTGCAAGTTTAGCCACAAAGACTAAAGCTACATTTCTCATGGTCCATCATATGACCAAGATTGATATGAAGTATCCTGTTCGTACACCAGAACATGCAAGAAATTTAATTAGAGGAACATCGGCACTTGTTGACGGTGTTCGTTTTGCTATTGGTTTATGGCCCGCTCCAGAGAGTGAGGCTAAGACAGTCTGTCATAAGATGGAGGTTCCATTTAAAAGAAACAAAGTTATATATGGAGCCGTTGTCAAATCTAATGGTCCTGTTAATAGAGAGGTTCGTATATTTGTTAGAGATGAAGAGTCTGGTTTACTAGAAGGAACTTCACAAGATATATCTGTTGTAGACGAGCAGGATAAAGTTATAAGACTTAGAAGCCTTGTTCAAATAATTAAGTTAGCAGCTCAAAAAGGTAATCCTTTTACAGTTACAGGCGAAGATGGTTTTGTAGCTCGTGAGGGCGAAATGCCTCTTGAGTTAAAAGGTGTATCTCAAAGTACATTCAGAAGATATGTATCAGAACTTATTGACGACAGAAAAATTGTCCGTGCAAGACTTAAAGAAAACACAGGTCAAGCAAAATACCTTGATGTACCTGAAGGACCATTTGCTCATGGATATGGGGAATTGAGAGCAGGTAAAGTTACCTAGCTAGTGGGTTATCGTTATTGCCGAGCTTATCAATCCTGTCCTCTGTTCTATCTAATCTCTGTTCTATGTTGTCGACCTTTGTCGATAGTTCAGCAATACTTGTATTAACCGGAGTTAGATCAACTGCTTTAATTTTCTTTTTCTCAATATTATCGAGACGCAAATTGAACTGTCCCCAGGTGTAGAAACCCCCGCCTATCGCGGTGATCACCCCTATTATCGTGATGTACTGTTGTAATTTAGGCAAGATATTTTTCATTGTTTACTCCATATAAATTTCTTGACATTATTTTTTACCTATATACAGACCAAACCAAGCAGCACCAGCACCTACAATTATAGATACAAAAGCTGATTGTGCATTAGTCGGATCAGGTAAAGTCATAAACCAATCACATGTTTTATAAAACATAACGCCATATAATGTTATTAATATTCGTGGAAAAACTCTCCACTTGTCAAAGCCCTCAGCATTATTATACCAAGACTTCTTTTCTACCTCTACTATTTTAACTTCTTCGGTCATTATCTAAAAAACTCCATGTCTTGTGTTCCTATTAGGTCAGCTTGTTGGTCTAAGTTTGTTCCTACTAGGTTATAATATCCGGCTATATTATCATCTAAAATTACATTTGCATATATAGTTCTTGGTTCATACCAACTTGAACCATCAGGTATATTCATATTTTGATAAGCATTGAACCCAGCTGAATAACCCATATAAGCCAATAAGTTAGCTTGTCCTTGCGTACTATATTCTCCAGACTCGTTTTGACTTCTTTCGTTTTCTTCCTGTTGAGACTGTATATTCTGAGCTACAATTTGGTCTGCTACTTGGTCTGCTTCCGATGCAGTCATAACAGAAGATGTAACGCTCTCTATCTGGTTCTCCATAGTTGTTACTTGAACCTCAGCCATAACAACAGACGGTGTATTATCAACACCAGGCATTGGCATTACAGTAATAGATTGTAATACAGTATTAGTCTGCACTTGATCAGCAGCAACTTGGTTCGACACGGTAGGTGAATTAACATTCCCTACTGTCGTACCAGAAACGCTTACAGAGCCACTGTTATTACTGTCATTTGTGCTATTTGCAGATGTGTAACTACCTCTAACAACGCTTGTAACGAGGTTAGAGACAAGGTTTCGTGTAGTTATTATATTTCTTCTCGTAGCTCCTCTTTCTTCTCGCTCTTCCTCTACTTCCTCTGGTGTTATTTCTTCTATGGCTTCGTCTAATGCCTCTTCCTCTTCCTCTATTGCTTCTTCTTCATCAAAAAATTCTTCTACAACTTCAACAAATTCTTCCTCAGATATCTCTTCTTCCATAAAGACAAGAAAGTCTTCTTCCATTCTTTCTTGTACTTCTTCAAAATGTTGGATAAATTCTTCTTCTTCGATTTCGATTATTTCTAAAAATCCTTCTTCCACAGTAGGCAATGGATCAAGGAACTCAATATCATACTCGCTATCAAGATGTATAAATAATGTATCATCTTCTAATTCAAACTCTTGACCAGGTTCAATATCGTTAAAGATAAAAAGAGTATCATCATAATGACCATCATCACTCCAATCACCGTCATCCGCAAAAACAACTGAAATGGCGAAAGGTTGTTCATTGTCGTCCATATTGAGTCCGTAAAATGTCGTATCTTCATCATATCCATATATTATATCCTCACTTATCCCATAAAGATAGTCATCATCCTGAGAATTGTTGCTTAAATCATACACATCACACAGTGTAGAAAAGCTAGAATCAATTAAACATTCAGAAGAAAGGTTGCTAAAAGACTCATCAATAGCTGTACTTACACTAAAATCATCTGTCTCAATAAAGGTCGTATTATTAGTGTCTTCATACCGCATATAAGTTAAGGCTTCGTTGTTGCCTTGGATTCCGATGGTCAAATCGTGATTCTGGATACGAAGCTCATCGTAGCGGAAAGCAATTTCATTAGTCGTTTCATATAATATAGCCTGGAAAGTGCTTTTTAATCCGTTACTATATTCAGAAACATTGTCCCACATGATGACAAAATATTGATCTGTGTCTGCTGTTTGTCCAAATGTTTGTATGTAGGGAGATTGATTGCCAGATGATCTTCTAATAAA